GTTCGTTGTACTTTAAGAAACCTCGTTTTGTTAGTATTTCAGTGTTTAGAGATAAACAATAGTCATCATGTGCTCCTGCTATATTTGGGTGGGATACTACCATTAATTGTCCACTATATCCTTTCTCTAAGTCTAAGAACTGTTGTACAAACTTTTGGAACTCCCTAGTCTCCCTAGTCTCTTCATTTGCTGGATAGCGAACTCTCTTAGCTCTGAACTCTGAATTTAAGTGCTTATATAAATCACTCTTAGATTGTCTAGTAAGTACATAAGGAATTACTTCATAATTTAAGTTAGCTCTTAATCTGTCATATATTGCATCCCCTACTCCTGTAGCATCCATTACTATTCTTACTACATTAAAGTTGCTTAGAAAGTCCATTATAATGTCATACTGCTCATTCCAGTCGTCTCCCTGTATCTCTTTCCATGCTTTAATGAATACTGGATAGGCTATATAGTCTGGTACTCCTGCTTCCTGTGCTTTATCTACTATAGCAGGATTATCCCAGTCTACTTCTAATACTGTTATAACTGTACTATCTTGCTTCTTTCCTAAGTCTATTCCTACTACATGGGCTTTCTTAGTATCCCCTATAGATAGTCCCCTAGTAGGGTCTGCTAATTCATCAAACAGTTTTCCACTAACAAACATACCTCTCTCTAATATCCACTTAAGATTGTAAGACATCTGGAACTCATCTGAATTATGAAGCAACACTTGTCCCAAACTATCTACAAATGTATGGGCATTTTCCACTTCCAAGTCATAGACATATTCATATTTACTCTTATCTAGTAATTCTAGCTCTAACTTAGCTTGTCTATTTAAAATCCCCTCTTCTTGAGTTTTTAATGTATAATACCCATTTTTATTCCTTTGTACATGGACACTTCTCCCTAATTGGGTTAGTAATAATTGTAGTCCACTAGCTAATTGAAGTGAAGCAGTAGTGTATCCAAAGTTACTTTCTCCTTTTATCTTATACCCATCACCTTCAACTAAATACTTTAAGAAATCTTTTACATTATCTCTACTTACGTTAAATAAGAAGTTAGGTATCTTTTTATTATAACTTCCCTGTCCACATAATGTTTTTAAAATAATTCCAATTAATTTACTATTTAAGCAAAGTTTGTACGTTTCACCATAATTTTCCCCTTTAGAATTTAATTTATTGCTAATAACTATAGGAGCATTATAATTAAACACTAGTTGCACATCCCTCTGTAACTGACGAATCCATTCAATATTATTACTTGAAATTCCTGCTGTTAAATCTCTTTGTAAAACATGCCCTTCTGAAACATAAGCTCCAAGTATCCTACAAAAGGCTTTATATTCTTCAGAGCCTACTTCAAGTTTCTCTCTTATCCTTATACTAGGGGTTTTATCTCTCCTAGATACCAACTTTATAAATCCATCTTCTTTTACAAATTGAGTAAAACTATACTCATTATATACTTCATCATTCAAATCTAAAAGGAAATTAAAATCTACAAAATCTAAATAACTGTCAATCGGGATTTCTCTTATCCTATACAAATCAGATGCTTGTAGTGGTTTAACTTCTCTTAGTCCATCCTTTACTACTTCCATTAAAGAGTGACATTCAGTAACTACTGTCTCTCCCTGCCCATTACTCATTCTATAAATATTATGTTTATTTTTATGTTTGATAATATTAGTTACCTTATTCCATTCAGGTACTATTTCATAATAATATCCCTGCTTCATTAATTTTCTAACATGGGCTAATACATGAGATACTCTATTTAAGCTTAATCCGGTTTTTTCTGCTATCAATTGTTTATAATTGTAATTTGTATGCCCTATTTCTTGCAGAGCTTTTATAACAGGTATTTGCTTTGGAGTTAAATGATATTCCTTTAAGTCAAATAAACTATCTATTATTTTACCTTTTGAAGCTGAAAGAGCTTCTAAATTTGTAGGTACTACTTTTCCTTCCCCTTGATTGCTATCTTTATTAAATAAGTTATAAAGCTCCTCTATAGGCATTGTAGTAATCAATCCATTTATCCTAACTGTAACATTTCTATCCCCTGTTATTGAATGCTCTCCTACTCTCTTCTTCTCTCCTTCTATATACTTCTCATAATTAGGATTATACTTAATTACAGTTTTGTAGTCATACTCAAAGTGATTCCTCTTTCCTCCATTAGCATATTCCTTCTTATTTCTCTCAATAGCTTCATAGAAGAAGCCTTTTTGAGTTGTAGCTGTTCCTATAAGTATTTTAGTAGCATTATAGAAAGCTCCCATAGGTGAGATTGACTTGGCATACTTAAAGTTTCCAACATCCTGTGACTCATCCACTATAATAAGCATATATGAGTCACCTTCTATATTAGAGCCCTCACTAGCTGACTGTGAACTAATAAGTGAGCCATTAGAAAGAATTATATTCTGTCCATTTGATACATCAAAGCTTATATTTATCTCAGGGTCAGATAGTATGGACTGTGCATGAATACTATTCATTCTCTTCTTCATTCTTGAGAATGTTATTTGAGCTTGTCTTAATGTAGGTGCAAATATACCTATCATTATTCCATTCTTGAACATATCCAATCTTTTATCAGTAACAAACATAGGCATATTAGCTAATGTAGGTAAAATAATTGCTAATCCTCCAGATATTGTAGCTACTGTCTCTGACTTTCCACTATTATGCACTAATATATTATTAGCTATAAAGTTTTCAGCTCCTTCTACTTCAAGGTCATAAGTCTCCTTTTCTCCTATAAATATTATACTCTCAATTCTTGAGAATTTAGGCTTTCCATTCTCATCTAAGTAGCCTATCTCATCTCCTGCTTCAAATCTAGCTAACTCTTTGAACAGTTTAGTTCCCTTATCTAAAAATCTATGGTTAAGTGTACATTGGACTTGATACCCACTCTTTAATCTTAATTGGTAGACTTCTCTCTTTCCGACTCTATAACTATCAATTACTTCCCTCTCTACTAGGGTGTTATAATCAAATGCTAATACTTTCTCTCCTACTTCAACTTCTTTAATAGGCTTTTTAGTTCCATCTGCCATGTGAACTAATGTATCTCCTACTAAACATTGTCTTGCGAAAAGAGCTGTTATCTCGTCTCCATCATTCTCCAATATAGACCTTATTATTCTCTTCCCAAACTGTGCTTGATATGGGAAAAGCTCAATTCCAGAATATGCTTCACAGAAAGCAAATATCTTATTAACTAACTCTGTCGTGGTAATCTTTGCCACTATAACTCCTCCTTTAAAAGCATAAAATAAGCTTAGATAAATTCTATCTAAGCTTATTGTACCATTAATTATAAAATATTTAAAGAGGGGTCTTGACAATCTCTCTATAATGGATAATTAGTTATAAAGTCATCTATCAACTTTATTACTTCATCTACAGTCTCTACTACACATCCCCATTCATTTATAGCTCCCTTAATAAACAAGTTCTTATACATTCGATTATCTCCAGTTCCATGTTGTCTCATATCTGTATAAAGTCCTATTACTAGCTTAGGTGTATGTTTCACTCCTAATGCTCTTAAAGTCTCTAATGAGCCTACAAACATTCCTATTTCTCCTGCTACTCCTGCATCTATCTCCACTCCATCTAAATAAGCTATTAAAATCTGGCTGGATAATAACTCCTTAGCATCTGCTTTATAAATAGCTATATCTGTTATGATGTCATCATTATTCTTCTTGTCATTGATTTCCTTGTTCTCTTGGGGAACATATAACTCTAATTGAGGAAATGCTTCTCTTATCCTCTCTGCTATCTTTGCTGTTCCCTCAAATCCAAATAAGTCAAAAAAGTGAGTTGCTAAATATGCCTTCATGTTATTTTTCCTCCCTTATGTGAGCTTCAAAGGTACACATCTCACTTGATTTATCTAGTCTCAAACATATAAATCTTGGATGTTGTAGACTTCCAGTATCCTTATTAATTATTCCTTGTGCTTCTACTTCTATTACTTGCCCTAGATACTCCTCTCTATTCTCTGACAGAAGCTGTCTAGTCTCTTCATCCATTCCAGAAGTTCTTCCTACTTCTATAAGCTTTCCATCTTTCCATACCCCAAAGATTACTGCCCCTATCCAGTTATTGTAGTAATACTTGGTTACAGGAGTTCCATCATAGTCAAAATATTCCCATGTGTCTAATTCCTTACCTGTGTACTCTCTAGTAGGCTCTTCATATCCCATAATAACTACATCATAGGTCTTATGAGCTTTCATTTTAACAAATGCTTTACTTCTCTTCTGCTCATATATTCCTTCAATATCTTTGATTATTAATCCTTCTTTATTTTCCTTTAGAAACTCTCTAAACAGTTCTTCAAAGTCTTGTACTAATACAAGGCTATCAATAAGCTCTTGGTCTGCTCCATACTCTTTCCACTTTAACTTTAAGTAGTCCATAGTCTCTTGATTACAGTATAAAGTACACATTCTAATAAAGTCTGATTTTATTCCTAATACTGCTTTCCATAGGTATACTTTCCTCTTCCATAAAGGCATCTTTTGAATATTAATCCCTTTATAGTATAAGATGTCAAAGGCACATAAATAAGCAAATCCATTCTCTAATTGATACATAATAGCTGTCTCTGGGAGAGCTCCTGTAACACTTTGTACTTGTCTACAGGAACAATTCTCTATAGGTAATAATATCTCTCCATCAATTACAGTTCCATATAAATCCTCTGAAACTTTTATGTCTCTAATATGTGGCATACAGTCTGTATTCTCTGCATACCATCCTGTTTGTTTACTGACTCTTCTACTAAATATCCTATTTCCTTTAGATGTTATAAATACTAATCCTCTATGTCCATCAAACTTTTGTTCTCCTACTACTCTGTTCTCTGCCAAATATTTTTAGAGCCAATGACAGCTCAAGAACTAGATGATGACAAGCTCCAGAAATCTTACTTCCTTAGTTGTATTAAACTCCTCTAGGTACTTAACATAATCCCAGTTGGAGAATTTGGGGGATGTTACTCCTAATATTTCCCCAGTATCTTTATCTATGATTCTCCCATTATCTACTATAATATTATTCAAATTTCTCTTCATAGCTCACACATTCCCCCTTTTCTCCCAGCCTAATGACTCCTCTCATACATTGGTTTCCAAAGTTATGTTTGCAGTCTTTCTCTAGACACTCTATTACCATACTTCTACTATTTGCTTTAACTACTTCCCACTCCTCTAAAGGTAAGAAGTATTGGGGTCTGTGTTGGTGGAACTCTTCTAGTTTTCCTTTAATCTTGAAGTCTATAGCTTCACATTTATACTCCCATTTACTTTCTGTATCTTTTAAATGTACTATAGCTCGTTCTTTGGATAAGAAGTCTACAGCCTTTGCATCTAATCCCCACGCCATCCATTTCCTCATTAAGTGTTCACTTCTTCTTCTCTTACAAGTGAAAATCTTTGTGTTAGGGTCATATTCCCCTATCACTTTAACTTTTCCATCAGCTTCCTTAACTTGTATCTTCTGTTTCTTAGGTTTAGAAGGAGCTTTAACAGCTTTCTTTTTCACAATTACACCTTCTTTAAGTTATTTCTTCTGGTCTTACATATGTCTTTGAAATAGTTACTTTAGGGTGGTTGGCATCATCTACAACAGTTGTTACTTTAGCTCTATAAGGATTATACCTCTTTATAATATCCAATACTAAATCTACTACTTCTTCAATAATAAGGCTTTTACCTTCAAGTTCTCTTATTTCTTTATGCATCTCAATATAATCTGGAAGAATTTTGTCTGGATGAATTGTGATAAATAAATTATTTCTGTAGAAACTCTTCCCTATAGGACAAAAGTTTATTACTGTGTCCTCATAGATTATCTCTTCTACTTTAGGCTCGTTTTCAATATACATTATTTCCCCCCTTAAATTTAGTTATACTTATTATAACAAGTGAGCATATATTTGTCAACTTTAACCTCTTACTACACTTAATATATCATAAGCTATATCATAAGGGTCTCTATTAGTGGTTGGAACTTCAAAACAATTAATATTACAATATTGTCTCTTAATACTCATTAACTCTTCTAAATAGGCTTCTTGCTGTCTTATACTACTCTCTATATTAAATTTTAAATTTAAGAATTCTGGCTTATCTCTTTTTAGCCTTTTTTCAAACTCCTCTGGAGTAGCTGTAAGTACTAATACATAGACATCATAATAATTAGTCAATTCATTTAAGAAGTTATTGAGATTATGGCTCTCTTCTTCAAATGTATAATCTTTATAGCCAAGTTTACAATATACTACTTCTGATAGATAACTTCTATCTAATATAAAGTTTATATCACAAAATCTACTATTTCTTATCATACTTAATTCTGCTATCCTAATGTTGTATACTTTATTCTTTCCTTCTGCTGTCTTATCACTAGTTCCAGATAGTCTTAGTAGGTTTGTATAAGGCATCTGTTCTCTAAGTATATTAGTTATTGTTCCTTTACCTACTCCCTGTGCTCCTTCAATAATTATAATTTTATTCTTCATCTTATTTCCCCCCCTTATAGTTTTCCTCCTAAAATCTCCTTATCACATTTAGGAATTTTAACATACCATCTCTCCTTTATATAAAGTCCACATCATCCTCATAATAAAAGGAGAGGATAACCTCTCCATAGTTGTTATCTAATAGGACAAACTCCGCTAGCACACTCATCATTATCCCCTAAATCAGCTTCATCGCTATTGCCTATTTCAAATTGTTTTAATAAGTCTATATTAATAGGTTTCATATTAGCCAGTCTTTGCTCATATTCTTCCTTATCAATAGCTTCGTAAGGAGCTAATGGATAAATATGGTCTGTAAGACTCAAGAATGATACTGCTAACGTCCTGTCCCAATTATCCCAAATATACTGTTCTACATCTTCCCACTCATCATTCTTTACACTAATGGTATTGGAGCTATTATGCTCTGTATAACGCTCTTGGAAGCTGTAGTAGGTCTCTAACTGCTCTAAAGCAGATACTTCATACTTAGTCCTCTTAGCTGGACTGGACATTGGAAATTCGATTACTTTAGTCATTACTGGGGTTCCAAACTCTTCTCCCTGTCCTACTTCATTCTTTAACTTCCATCCACTAGCTTCTAGTGTTTTACAAAGTGGGTCATGGGCATTAATTCTAACTCTTCTAATGTAATATGGACTATGAGCATGGTGTAATCCAGGACTAACTCCTCCAAATACTTGAGACAATGTACCTTCTGGTTTAACTGCTGTAACTAATAAAGGTCTATTAATTCCTAGCTCATCGGCATACTTATTAGCTTCTTCTCTAGCTACTGCTCTTAACATCTCTTCTAGCTCCTGCTCTTGCTCTTTAGTGTATCCTAGAGCTTCCATAGCATCTTTAAAGCCTGTTACTGAGCAACCTAATAGTCTATCTCTCTTCTGCTTGTAATCCCAATTAGGGAGCTCTAATTTTACTTCTGTCATTCTTAATCCAGCTCTTGCACTCCTTCTTTGAGCTTGCAATAGTCCTTCTAAGTCTAAATGGACTTTTCCATCTTTATAGTAAACAAATGCTAGTACATTAACTGTAGTTAAATTACAAGTCTGGTTTTTGTCAAGAAGTACCTCTGCACATGGATTAATTCCATTGAAATTAGGGTTTCTTCTCTTACCCTCTACTGCATTTACAAAACCAGGCTCTCCTGTTTCTTTTAGTATTTGGAAATGCCATGCTAATTTCTCTCTTGTAGGTTTCTTAGTATAGTAAATACTATTATTACTCATAAATCTATGATATTTCTCTGGAGTTAAGTTTAATTTAGCTTCTATAGACTCTATATCATCTTCATCTAAAAGAGCTATCTCACTAGTTCTACGAACTCCTCCTACTACCACATTCTCCCCTATGATATTACAAATATCTAAAAGGTGAATAGGTCTTAACTTCCCATTCTCTGGTTTAGGTGCATACATATCTGTAGTAATTACATTGTGTATCTTCTGGAACATAGTTTGTAAGCTCTCATATCCACTGGCTGTCCCTCCAAATGTCTTAAGCCTCTCTCCCTTTGGTCTTACAGAGTCATAATCTATTTCAATCTCATCAACTCTTATTAGAGGGTTTGTCATTATTTCAAAATAATAGGTTAGCCCTTGTACCCATCCTTCTTTTGAGTCCCCTATTCTAATAGTAACTTTAGAGGCATCTTTAGAGAACTCTAATGATGATAATTCATCTCTAAGTCTCTTAGGTTTTGGGTTATACTCTTTATGAGTTAATTTAACATCCTGCTTTACTCTAGGAAATTTATCTACATCTTCTTTTAGTATCCTAAATCCCACTCCTGTTCCTACCATTAGTAAGTAGAATAAATCTCTTATAGCTTCTATACTATCCATTATAGTGAAAGCACAATTATGAGTGTGTATTCCCCCTCTTAGTGTGAATGAGTTAGTTTTAGGCTCTTCAACACACCATACTTCTTCCTCTAAATCCGTTTCTAATACTTCTTTTACTATCCACTCTCTTTCTTCTGCTTCTGAAAGTAGCATTCCATGTTTTCTTAGAGTTTCCTTGTGTATAGTAAATTCATAAATGTTATCATAATCTCCTAAGTTGTTATCTGTCCTTTTTACTTCCACTATCTTAGATGTTGTCAATCCTATAATCTCACACATACTCTGTAAATGTTTTACTACTTCTAAATTCTTCTGCCCTAGTCTTACACTACTTCCCAATCTCCCGTCTGTTAATAATAATCCATATATAAATCCTTTTATATACTCTGGATTAGCACTTATTGGAGGTAAATCCTTAAAGTAATATGGTAATCCATAAACTAAAGTTGAGTCCCTATGCCCTTCTGTAGTTGTAGGTGCATTATTAAAATACTTAATGTAATCTTGTTTTTTCCCTATTAGAGATACTCTACAATGTCCTTTTTTCTTATCAAAAGTTCCATCTCCAAATACTATACCATGTTGTATCCCTATGTTGCACATATTTAGATTAGTATTCTCGTATCTAGCTTTTCTTCTTAATTTATCACCAGGTTTTAAATTACTAGTAGTTACTTCTACATATCTCTTTTCATTTCCTTTTTTTACAAACCATATATGATTACCTGTAACATATATATCCTCTGTGTATTTAGTTCCTTGTCTTTGAACTACTAATTTGAATAGTTTTTGCTTTCCATAATTTCTAACTACTGATGGACTCCAAGCTCCGTTTCCATTCAAAACTTCTACTATATCTCCATCCTCAAAATCATAAAAAGTTTTTATCCCTTCTTTAGTTAGAAACTCGGTGTCCCTTCTAAAGCAATTGAAGTTTGACAGAGGATACTTCTCTGCTACTTCCGTTCCTCCTACCCATAAAGTTCTTCCACTTAATGCTTGTTTTAAATTAAACATAGCATCAAATAACTCTTCTGCTTCTTGTCTTGAAGTTTTTGCTAATGAACAGTTATACTCTACTGCTCTAGCACAAGTTTCCTTCCATGTCTCTCTCCTCTGTTCTTCTGGAAGCCATCTTGAGTAAGTTCTCAAGTATACAAATTTCCCTATCTCTGTCATATGTTCTGGGAAGTCTGGATATTTACCTAAAAATTCTTCCGATAATAACCTGTTCTTGTATTTTGCTAACATGTTCTATATTCCCCCTTAATTAATTTTAGTAGTTGAGCCTATTCCCCCAACTCTGTCATTGTCTGTATTACAGTTATCAGATACTAAATAAGGAAGAAAAATCACTTGTCCAATAGCGTCTCCATATTTAATAATAACATCTTCATCCCCTGTATTCTTTAAACAAATCCCTATATTTCCTTCATTCTTAGGATTATTATAGTAATCCATATCAATAATACCTAAAGTATTAGCTAAAGTGAGGTCTAATTTAATTCCCATTGAACTTCTTACTACAGCTATTAAGACTTCCCTTTCCTGCATGTACGCTTTAATATTTGTCCAAATAAGTACTTTCTTATTAGGTGGAATTATTATGTCTTGTGGAATTGGACTGAAAATATCATATCCAGCAGAGTGCTTAGTCCCTCTTTGTGGCATTATCACTCTATCAGATGCAAAGACATTTGGCTTTCCTTCCTCTTTGACTCTCATTAAATTAGCCAAAATTGCTTCTTCGCTCACTTTTTCAAATCCTCTTAATCTCATGTTAATTGCCCCCTTTTTTATCTGTGTATTTATCATTATAGTACAATTTTATTTACTCAACAATTATTATAACAAGTAAGCAAATTAAATTAAGGTAGAACTTCCTTTAACTTTATAGAATATCTATCATTGTGGGTTTTTACTTTATTTAGATAACTTCCCCTAGATACTTGTACTGCTTTAGTTAAATTCCTATATCCTTGATTATAAGCTACTAAAGCCTTATCCTCCCCCATTTTTTCTTTGTTTATGTTATAATAGTACCATGCTATTCTAATATTTTGCTCAGGGTCATAAGGCTTGTACTCTTTAAATCCTAGCTTTTCAGCATAGGCTTGTCCTGTAGCATCCATTAACTGCATTAGTCCTTTAGCTCCAGCACTACTTGTACAATTAGGATTAAATTCACTCTCTACTCTAATAATGCTCATTAACATGGCTATATCATTCTCAAATCCATAGGTCTCTTCATACTCTTTACTAATGCTAATAACTAATCTGGACAACTCTCTGGCAAACTCCTCTGTAGGTTTTGGATTCCCCTCTGTCATTATAATATCCACTAGTAAATCTTCTAATCCCTGTTTAGCATCTATCTCTTGCTGTAATTTTATTATCTCCCCATACTGCCTATCCACTACTTCTTCCATCTCTTCCACTTTAGCTTCAAGCTCTAATATTTGGGCTTTTGACTTTTCCCTTGCTGTCTCTAGTTCTTCAATGTATATAGAGGAGGTCTCTAATTCTCTCGTCAATTTAGATACTTGATAAGTACTTAAAACTACAAAGACTATATTTATTCCAATAACTACTGGCAATACTTTAATCTTCTTCATTTTATTGCTTCCCCCTTCTTGTATGTAAGCAAACTAAAAGGAGGTCAAAGCCCTCCCCTAGTCTGCTTCTATAGGCTTATATTACCCCTCATATTCCGTACCACATACTTGGCAATATAAGTTTCCATTTTCTAACTCTTTAATTTCTTTCCCACAACAATAATATTCTCCATCTCTAATATATGGTTCTTCAAACTCATTTAGGTCTCCATCATCATCTACTAATGCTTTATGAATGTCAATGTAGCACTCTAACATATCTTCTTTAGAGCATCCTTTACATCCAGCACAGTCTGGGTCTCCCTCATTGTACTTGTCTAAGAACTTTTTGATTGCACTATCTTTCAGCTTTCCTTTTTCATACTTATCTCTAATATCTGCTTCAACTTCTGCTTCCTTCTTTGCCCTTTGAGGATTGTCATACTCTGCTACTTTCTTCAATGGAGCTTTCTCTTCCTCTTGAGCTTCTTCTTCCTGCTCTTCTGGCTCATCTTCAAGCTCAATAGTTCCATCCATAATACCTTTAACAATTCTATCAATTAAAGCTTGTTTTTTTCCTTTAGTACTTAGGTCAAATTTGGCACATATATCTGCTAACTCTTCTACTGTGTACTCTTCAAGTCCATACTCTTCTATGATTTTAACTCTTTCATCTTCTTCATCTTCAGTTTCTTCTTCTGTAACTTCTACAGTCTCATCTTCGCCTTCTTCTTCATCTTCTTCCTCTTCTTCTTGCTCTATAACTTCTTCTGAAGCTTCTACAGTATCTTCTTCATCTTCCTCATCATAATAGCCTAGAGCTTCTAATGCTTCTACAAGTTTATCTAAATCTTCCACTAACTCTTCAATTAAATTAGCTTTAACTACTTTCTTGTCTACTTTAATTCCAGCTTGTTCTGCAATTTCTATAAGTTCATCTGTTTCTAATGACTCTAAGAACTCTACAAACTCTTCTCTGTACTCGTCATCATCTACTTCTTCACCCTCTTGCTCATCAGCGACATCTTCAGACTCTTTGGCTTCATCCTGTATCTCTTGTTCTTCTCCTTCGGTTGTTTCTTCCTCACTTGGCACTCCTCCCATAGCTTCATAAGCATTAAGGATACTCTCAATAATGTCTGCTTTCTTCCCTACAGCACTAGCTCCTTCTAATGTTCCAGCTAATGCTTTAAGGTCATTGTACTTCATAGCTTCAAGTTCAGCTCTCTTAGCTTCTCTGTCAAAGCCTACTGCTTCTTCAACTGTATCTTCAATCTCTTCTTCAACTTCTGACTCAACTACTTTAGCTTTTTTATCAACTTTCTTTACTTCTACTGGAGCTTCCTCCACTATTGGTGGGACTACTCTCTCTATAGCTTCCTCTACTGCTTCTTTTACTGCTTCCTTAATTGGAGCATGGTCTATAGCCATTAAAGCCCCCTTGATTGTTGTAAGCCCTTTAATTACTTCATCAATTCCCTTAATAATGTTATTTGTCATGATAATTTCCTCCTTATTTTCTTTTTTATTTTTGTAATGCTCTCACTCACTGATTACATATTATCACATATATTTTTACTTGTCAATTTAGAATTTATCTAGTAGGAAGTACCTATTATAGGACTCCTTTTCTTCTAGCATAGTCTTTAGCTATATCTATTCTATCCCGTATCTTCTGCTCTGCTATATAGGTCTGAATGAACTCCTTGCTTAACTTGTCATGCTCTATTGAGTATTCATTTTCAATAGCTATTTTCATTCCTTTGTAAATATTATCTTTTAGAATGGATACTCTTCCTAATTCCATCTCAAGTATTTTTACTGTAGTTACTATCTCACTAAATGAAATAAGCTCCATGTACTCTATAAAATTTACAATTCCCATATCAATTAACTGCCCAACATCTGTTATATTAATCATCTAGCTCCTCCTCATCCCATCTATTTAGGATTTACTTTATTCACATATATGAGTAACAAAGTACAAAGCCCTCCAATTATGGCTCTTTTCCAGTCAAAGCTATAAAAGCTCCAGTATGCTGTCATCCCAACTCCTATTACCATTCCTATATAAGTTATCATGGATACTAAGAAGTAAACAATTTTCCATAACCTCATCCAAAATCTTAAAAATGGTCTAAATATTGGTGGCTGGTTAGCTAAGAATATTTCCTCTGACTCTCTTTGGAGCTCTCTTAGGTCTCCTCTTCTCTTTGCTGTTTGGCTCATGTAATAGTCCCTCCTCTCTTATAACTTCTATCGTTTCAATCGGTATGTCCCCATTATAATACTTTTCTAATAACTTTGCAAATATTTCTTTGAACTTATCATCATGCTCATCACCACTTTTGACTTTATATCCTTTAGTGTGATGATATTGAATATGATGAGCTACTTCATGGCAACATATTCTAATTAGTGCATCCTTGTCTATCTTACTTCCATCCTCATTTAGTGTATAAATCACTATAACTTTATTATTTGGATAGTAGTATCCCCAGTCTTGAGGATTATATTCATTACTTAAGATAATTAAGAAGTCATTCAACCTAGTTAGGGAGTACATTTCTCTAAGTAATTCAAGTTGTGTCATTTATAATCCTCCTTTATTTTAATACTTTAAATGCTATCCATATGAATAATCCTAATACAAATAATTGAGGACACATAGCTAATAAAAATAGCATCACTATAAATTTAAAGAAGCCTTTAAACATTACAATCCCCTCTCTTTTCTCTCTACTGCTAATTCGTGCATCAAATTAAAATGGACTTGTCTTTGCTCATCCTCATACCTACTCACAATGTTATAAGAGGACTCTATAGCTTGTCGATGTAGTATATAAATCTCATCATCACTAAAATTCTTATACTTCTCTTGAGACATTACTTCTCCTCCTTTATAGCTTTCATCATCTCTCTATCAAATACTTTACTCTCATACTGAGACATA